CTCAAAGCCTATGCTACTGAGTTGATTAGGCGGCAATGGGGCGAGAATCTAATGAAGCACAATGGCGTCGTTCTTCTTGGAAATGTGACGCTAAATGGGGCGGAAATCTATCAAAAGGCGTTAGATAACATCGATAAGTTGGAACAGAAGGTCCATGACGAATTTCAATTGCCTATCGATTTTATAATGGGGTAACCTAATTCTCTAAATATCTGTCAAGATTACCATTTGGGAGCACTATGCAGATTTTTAGAACAACATTGGAACAGCCTGAGAGTGGTGATTTTCGCCAACTTCCAGGATACGAAAATCTCTCTCCAGAGAGCCAGAAGCAGGTTCACGAAACCTACAACTCTGTATTGCGGAGCCGTCAATCCCTTGGCATCAAATTAGCGCAGGGAACCGCCTATGCAACCGCCAAGGCCCTTACAGAGCAAATCCTTCAGGAAAGGCATTGCCAAGAGTGCGGTCGTCAGATGAAGGAAGTTCGCAAGGGTAACACCACCCACAAATTCTGCCCGGTTTGTCACCCAAAGAGTATGGGCTATGGCGAAATTAAGCGCATAAAGGAAGATGATGCCGCTTCTATGCAGCATCAGAACGTCATCAAAAAAGACGCCGACGAAGAGCAAATGGTGCAAAATCCGTCTTTTGGACAATCCTTGGAAGCCGTTAATAGCCTGTCGGGTGATTCCGGCGAACGTCAAAAAGAGAACGTCACCAAAAAAGACGCACAGGAAGAGCAGCCCAATCCGACAAAAGTTGGTTCATGGGGTCCTTCTCCGGCGTATCCTCCCGGATCTGAAATTGGCGCTCCGTTGACACCGGCAACCGGTGCAAAAGCAATTTTCAACAAGAACCATGTTGATAAAGGTGAACCAATTGGAGAATCTGAAGGACCCGCATATGAAGGCTGCACGACTCAATGCAAAGGCGACGATCATTCCAAGAATTGCAGATTTTCCTCTGCACATTTACCAAAGCCAAAGTCTGTAAGAGAATCAGCCGAATCAATGACCGAAGCCGAGTATCAGCTTTTTGAGGATGACGTAACCAACTCAATCAGGGCTGCAAAACACAACGGATTTGAATTGAACGGCACACCAACACACGGCAAGCTGGGTACCAGTTTCGATTTGAAACATCCAGAAGGCCATCGTCTCCGTGTGCATATTGCAAAAAGCGGAATGGGTTGGTATCACACTCACAAGAATGGCACTCGGAAATCCGGCTCCAATCCGCATGAGCTTGTCCATCATCTTCAAAACGTCGATGAGAAGTACGTTGGTTTTGACAAGTTGAAAAATAAGCTTTCTAATGAAAAGGGAGTTACCGATCCGGGCGCACTGGCTGCTTCCATTGGCCGTAAAAAGTACGGGCCCAAAGGTTTCAGCACCCACAAGCATGGAGAAGTAAAAGAAGCTGAAAAGGCCGCTGGCGCAAAAGCAGCAAAGACATCAACATCATCTGATGTTCGTAGCCCAACTAAGACTTCTACAGAGACTTCTACGGATGCGTATACGGCAGGAAATGTTACGGTAACGGGCGGTGCCGGGGCGGGAGCGACGACCGTTACGATTCATCAACACAAGTTGCCTGAAGATCCTAAGGGATCAATTAGGAGTAAGGGAGAAGTTAAAGGAGAAGTTAAAGAAGCGGAAACAACCGATAAGCACGGCAACAAATCTACTGCATGGGACCCAAGCCACCCGTCTCATAAGGCAGGTCAAGAGTATGGCAAGAAACTGTCAAAACAATTTGGTCAGAATGGTTTGTGGACTCGTCTTCATTATCACAAGAACCGTACAACAGACCCGGAACATCCGGCACAAATGGTTCATGTTGCATCGACAAAACATTTGCGTGACCATCATGCAGACAGTTCACTCCAAACGAAATTAGACGCTCAACGTCATTTCAAAAACGGTGCAGGCCACGCACTTGGTGCGAATTTGAATAATCCGTTTGGAATAAAGGAAAACGAAAGTTCAAAGGAACTTCAGGCTGACAATTTTCAAGAGAAGTGTGATTTTTGCAACAAGAAGCACGCCGTGGGTCCTTGTCCTCAGGGAAATTATTATCATAAAGATGATCTTAAACTACATGTAAAAGAAACCATTGATCCGACCCTACAGGCCGCTGTCGATTACATTTCGACACGTGTGAATGTTCGTGGCATCATGGAACAATCCATGCCGCAACCAACCATTCATACCCGAGACAAATGGTCCAATAGTTTGTTAGTAGAAGCTAAAGGACCATTAGCTTCGGAACATCCTTTGCATAAAATTGCAATTTCACATGGGTATGGTCACCAAAAGAGTACCCATCATAATGAGGGAGCGAGACCCGATACAGTTCACGAATATCATCATCCAGGTTACGGACACACCCTCCAGTTGATGTCGGAGCCGAAGACGAAGGACGGCAAGCTGTACCATCATTATACACATCGGACTTTTAGTAAGCATTCAGATGAACCGTTGTACCATAATGGAACTACAGCACATGAACTAGAAACTAGATTGAAACATACCCACGTATAACTTATGCAGACATTCTCTCAATTTTTGCGTGAGGATTCTAGCCATCTAACCGAAGCCGGTACCTTTCATGATTATGATTGGGTAGCGAAAAAGCACGGCTATCATAAGACAGGCGATCATACCACTCCTACGTCCGATCCGAAAACGGGTGCTGGCGGATTCTACGGTGGCGGCAGCAAAATCCATTACTATTCACATGCCAATGGCAAGAACTTCACTGTCCATGAAAAAGGCGGCAAATTTTCTTTTATTCACGGACAAAAATATGGAAAGACACCGGCTGGATTGGATCAGCATTTGGCTTCGATGAAAGAAGGTGTCGAAGAGCACAAGAAATTTTCAGATCCCGCTCAAAATCCATTTCATCATCTTTTGACCCAGCATGGCTGGCAGCATGTTTCGACGGCGCACAAGCAAAACCCGTTCGCTAAAGACAACCCAAGAGCCGACGATACGGAACACTATTACACGCACCCGAATCATGGCAAGAGTCATGTGATCGTGACGCAAGAACATGATCCAACTGTCGGGCACGGCGGACAGAAATCAAAGGGTTATCATTTCCTACATCGTCATGAACAATCAAACGGTATCATGGCACCGAGTTTCGGTCGTTCTAAAACAGCACTTCATAAGAGCTTGTCGTATCACTATGGCGTGCCCAAAGGAATGGAAGCACCAAAGTTGACGGCAGCGGAAAAGAAGTATGAGCATATTCGCCCGCATTACAAAATGAATGAGGCAATCGTCACCGAAAAAGATCATCGCATTTGTTTCTGTGGGCATGAAGCCGGATCACACAATGCCAACGGTTGCAAAACTTGTCGCCGGGAAGGTCATGTTACACCCGGAATGGCAGCACATCAGTTCAAGCTCAATAGCACAATGAAAATGGATTTGGGTAAGTAACGTATCTATATTTCGTAGCACACGATTTAGAGCAGAAAGCATGAGAAGCATTAGGAAGTTGTATATCGCAATTTTTGCAAATACAGCATTTTGAGCAGCGCTTTCTATTACCAGAGCGAGCTTCAAATTTTTGTTTACATGTGTCACAAACCTTGAATGAAATTTGGGCACCAAGTTTCAATCCTTTATTCCATGCTGGCTTGCCTTTAAGGTTGGTAGACATCACTTGTAAAGTCTCTTTGGTGTAGACATTTGTTTTCCCCTTATTCCAGGGAACGTTGCCACATCCATTCTTATTTCCGAGACCTTTTCCTTTTCTTGCTTCTGATATTTTCTTTTTTGAGGCTATGGAAAGTGGAGACCGTTTTAACCCCGCTGTTGTTCCGGCCACTGGACAGGCGTTGTACAACATACCTGTTCCCCAGTATTTGTCAATCCATTTTTGTTCTATCTCAAGAAGTTGTTGAGTAGTGTTTGATTGCTTAATTATTATAAAATCAAATTCAGCGGCCCCGTAAAGATTCCATGCATTTTGAAGATGTTTGCAATGATGCGATCCTTTATCCAAAGCCTTTTTGTGTGCCGCCCATCGAATATGAACGTTCTTCGTTGAGCCGACGTAAAATTTTCCGTTCGTTTTACAACGTATGTGGTAAATTGCTAAATTATCGACAGGCATTTGTACTTGGTCTCAAGTGCATTTGTTTAGGGTTAGTGAAGACGTTACTGCGTCTTCACTGCCTGTATTTATAAATACTTACGTGTTTGATAAATATACTTCTACCAATAAAAATGCTGCTGATCGCACAATGACTGGTAAGGTATTCGCTCGTTTTGCAAACGATAGAGGATATAATCGTGGTGATTGGGGAAATGCTGATGATACGCATACTCCAGGACTAACGTATGACGAAGAAATGAGATCGAATTCAATTAACGAATTGGAGAAGCCTGCATCGCATGCGGAGCATCCCTACCACTCTGTTCTCAGAGCGCACGGATTTAACCATGAGCATTCTGGCTTGAGTAGCAACGGGACGTGGCACTTTTACACGCATCCGCAGCACGGTCATGTAACGACTCGCCATGAAGGTGGCCGCAATTCGTTTGCGCTATACAAGCCTGCAATCAACAAGAATACGTTTGCTCACTCTCCGGCTGATGCCGACAAAATGTTGAAGGACAACAAATCCGTTCAAGAGCAAAAGAACCCGGATCACCAGCAAATCAAAAATCTCCTGAAGGAACATGGGTTCGTTCGGAACAAGGGCGGTGTCTACGTGAATGAATCGGGTTTCCAGGTCAAATATCAATTGGCCGATGGTTCATTTCAAATCAATGGACAAAACGGCATGAAGGCAGCGACGCTCCGGTCGCACTTAGACGAGGTTCAGAAAAAGACCATGAAGAAAGAACGAATTGTCGAAACGGCTCCGGCCAACCTGAAACTCCTGTCGGGTGTGTTGAAGGAAGCGGCGGCATTTGAAAAGCTGGACACCACGCATTGTGACATCTGCGGCAAAAAGCATCCCGAATCCTGCCACGTTTCTGCGCCGGGTGCGTTTGCAGCCGAAGGCGATGCAGAGGACTTCCAAGCTGGTCAAGATAACCTAGTCGGAATGACAGAGCGTGTGGGACTAAAGCACAATCCTATCAATCAGAAAGGAAGTGTCTGGACCCGAATCAAAAAGAAACTCCAAATCGAAGATGAGGACCCGTCTCCCGATGAACTCCAGAAGGCTGGTTTGTGCAGCAAGACGGACGGCAAGGAAGTGTTGGATGAACTGGGCGAAGCTGAGAGAACGGGTTCTTTCAAGAAAGCCTACGACCGTGGCTTTACTCGCCAGCAAGAGCTTCACCGGTTACACGGCAATGAAGCAACCGCAGCGCCGGAGTTTCATCACCACTTGATGCAGATTGGGCCGAAGGACGCAAAGCAGTACGAACACATGAAGTCGCATTTCTTACAGGGCGTGAGCGCCGCATCTACATTGGGTGAAGCCAAGAAGTTCAAGAAGAAGTACGACATGAACGCAGCCGTCAAAGCGATGGCTAGAGAACGGGTCGGCCAGCCGAAAGGAAGGTCCGTCATTGTTCCAAAGAAAAACAAGCCGGAAAAGTACAAGCCGAACTTTAATCTTGACTACTAGCCTTCCAGATCAGCAACTTTGAGTAGCGCCGCCACCAGAGCTTTGATTGTAGCGGAATTTCTCTTCGCTGCGCTGAATGCGCTGGAAGAAACGTAAATTGAGATCCCCGTGTCTTCACCGTTCACTAGAACCGGCAAAGTGACTACATTACACAAAGGCGGCTGAATGCGACTCTCCATCACATTTGCCATTGATCCGTCGATTTTAAACTTCAACATGGTGATCCTTTCAAAGTAGCGTAGAGCGGATTTGACGGCGTGTGACGGCTCGGCAAAGCCTACAATCCAGTCACCACCATCGTTATAGTCAGCTATTAGCTGTTTACCATGCCAGTGCTTGGGCACACACGACGGAAAAAGTTCTATCAATTTTCCGACCATGCGAACGTCCCAGTTATCAATGAGCCTGCATCCGTAGTCGGCCCAAGTCTCCAGTACTTTGCGGGCAGGCTGGCCGGTGTGAACTTGCTCAAGCAATGCAAGAAATGGAGCTATATCACCGAGTCCAATTAACCCTTGGTTGTTTCCGCCGAACTTGTTATAGAACTCTCGAACGGCGTTGCGTTTGATTACCTCGAATTTAATGTACATTTTTGAATTGCTCTTGAGAAATGCCGTTGGCTTCCAGAAGCTCACGAAGGCGGAATGGGCCGACCAGGGCATCAGCGGCATGGTAGTAGCAGGCGGCGATGCTGGCCATGTCATTATTGTCACGGACGATGACAGAGCTAACACCGTCAGCACCCAGCGCCGGAAGCTTCACGTAGGCGGCTTTGGCTTCCAGAGCTTTCCGAATGAAATCGAGAACGATGGTGTCCACCGACTCTTGGTAGGCGGTAAGAATTTTGTTCTGGTGTTCGGTTTTCATGGTGAATCCTTAAAAGTGGGTGTACATGCCAGTCCATCTGGTGAAAATTTCTGCAAGCTGATCGCAGTACACGTCGGAGAATTCGGCAACGACCACGTTGACGAAAAGAAGCTTCTCGAACTTGCGAATCTTGGTGAATGTCATTGTGTAAGTGTCGGCAGGCGTGAGCGTGATGGTCAAGTAAGATGCGTTCAGCTTGTTCCGGCGCAAGTGCATGGACAGGCTGTTTTCGGTCCCTACGAAGTTGTAGGAACCCGTCATGGCGACGAAACGGCTTCCGCCCAGTTGTTCTAAAATCGTTTTGGCTACAATCAGGTTGCTCATGATTCAATCTTACAGTAGATGTATCTGCCTGTCAATAGTACTTTAGTTTAGAAACGTTCTTCCAGAGTTGGTTTGATTTGTCAAGTTAGATGTATCTACTTTCTTTTGGTAGTATCGAACTTTTACGGTCCACTTCTTGACCAGGGTTGCCGCCCGCTTCTGTTTTGCGATGTTTCTGGCCAGCATTGTGCGGGTGTGGCACAGCTTCGCCGCCAATACGTCATTCTTGGCCTTGGGAGCCGCTACACGAGGTTCTTTGATGGTGACCGGGTATTCGTCGGCCCAAGCGTAGAACGTCCTGTAGTCGTGCCGCCAGCTATACCGGGGACAATTCATGGCGGCTCCGTGGTGTAAGCCCCGTAAGTGCCCCATTTCATGGGCGATAACCATTGCCAAGGCCCGCTTGTTGATGGGTGTAGGTGGCTTGGGAAGACGGATCACACCGAATGTGCCATTGACGTAGGCCCATCCATTGTGGCCAGAGCCGTAGGAATCGTTTTCGACGAAGCGCCGCCCCTTGCGGGAATAGATCACTTTGAAGGTGACTCGTTTTGCTCTTTCCGGGTCGAGTTCTTGAGATGCGATTCGGCTGAAGAGACGCTTTAGATCACGGGTACTGTAGATGGTTTCATTTTTTAGTTTCATCTAATCTCCTAGTACCATTATATCATACTTGTCAAGTAGATGGAAATTTGAATTCACGAAACGGATGCGCTACGCCGATATTTTGCCGCCTCCGACAGTTCACGTCGAGCCGAAACGACCCCCACTTTACCAATTTTTGGAACGCCTATTTCAGTCAGTCTCATTTCGATGACTTGGTATTCAGTGCTGGGAAATTCTTTTGCCAGTCCTATTGCTTCATCTCTTGCAGCCGCAAGGGTGCCAGCTTTGTCTCCTGGATACCATTCGCATAGAGAGCCGTCCTCTCGACGCTTGACTACTTGAACCGCTTCGTACCAAAGTTGGTTTCTCACTTTCATCAACCTCCTAGTACCCAAGGCTTACAGAACCAAATTAAGCCGCTCAACAAAGCAATAAACAAGAGAACAAACAGAATGGTAAACGGAACTTGAACAAACGGAGTCCGAACATACTTCTGTAAAAATAGAATGTCTTTGCGTCGCATCATGCAAATAACATCTTTTCTTCGCTGACGAGAATCGCTTGTTTCTCTTGACACAGGCGTTTTTTGTCGGCCCACCACAAGTTGGGGTGTGTCAAGAGTAGTTCGATTTCAAGAAGACGATCTTTTGTGGTCATACTTTTACTGTCTTTCTTTTGGTTTCGGTGGCCGGTTGCGGCTCCGTGGTTTTGGTTTGCTTGGCGTTCTTGGCCGCATAGAGCGAAGCGGACAACTGCGCCATTAGGTCATCGTCGCTGCGGGGCGTCTTCGCTTCGCCGGTAGGGACCGCACCGTCTTTTTTGGATTCGATGAGCGCTTCGACCTTTACGGAATAGTTGTCCACCAGCGAAGTCGGGTCGAATGTTGTGGTCATGGCGTCAAGCAACATGCGTGTTCCCTTCACTTCGGCATCGGAGATTTGAATGTCGTCACGCAATGTGGTGTATTCCGGGATCATGCGGACTTCGGCGTCAGCAAACATTGTGTGGATCATAATGCCGTTTCCGTAGGGACGCACGAAGACGTTGTATTCTTTGCCACGGCTGATATACTTGGCGACGCCTGCTTTGCCGGTGCCCTTCATGGTCTGAAAGAGAAGTTCATAGGGTTTGCAGCCCGCAGGCGACTTGGGATCGAGAGCGACGAAATAGCTGGCCTCAAAGTAGATCGGATCGATTTCGGCAATGGCAACAAAGCCGGTGATCGTAATGGTGTTGCTCTTTTCCGGTTCGAGCTTTTTCAGTTCCGCAGGATCGATGACGGCGTACTTGTCGTCGGCAATCTCAAACCCTTTGGAGAGATGTTCGTAGGCGACAACCGACTGGCACGTCCCACAGAAATTCTGTTGTTTGGTTTTGGTGACCTGTAGGGGTCGGGTGTCCTCTTGGCCCTCTGGGAGAGCGAGTCCCTTGCAAAGGTGAACCTGATTGAAAGAGATACCGGCGTTTCGGGCTGCGGCGAAAAGTTTGACCGGAATCGAAAGCAGGCTGAAGCTCAGATGTCCGGTCCAAACGGCGTGTGCTGAAGTTGTTTTCTTTGCCATGACTACATACTAGCAAAACTAGATGTATCTTGTCAAGAGGCAATGTCAAGTAGATGTAACTTGTTGAAACTGAATGAATTTTGGTTCAACAAAATCGGTTAGCCAGACGCCATTCTCGGAAATGAAAAACGCAACCCCTTGTTTCACCATGTCACGGGTGTCGATTTCCAACACGACTGGCTTCCCACGTCGAGCGCCCACTTTTACAGCCGTTTCGTAGTCGGCAGAAAGGTGAACGTGATGGCGCTTCATCTTCTTCAATCCCTGTTTTTTGATTGCATCTACGACTGCCGCATAAGTGCCGTGGTAAAGCGTAACCGGGGGAATAGCCTTTTTCAGTTTTAGGTCAACCTCTACAGAGTGGCCCTGATTGGCTCGAATGCGTCCGTCAGCGACCGCATATCGTTGCTTTGTATCTTCGGCCACGATCCCCTCCAGAATTTCTCGGGTAAGTCCGTTGTCTGCTTTGGAAAGAAGCTCCTCAATGTTGACCCATCCGTTGCTATCCATTTCGACGCCGATTGAGTCCGGGCGGTGTCGCAACACATACGACAAGAATTTGCTTAATTTCGTTTTGTCCATACTAGCTAAATACCATATATGGCAAGAAATGTCAACCACTTGGAGCCGAAACAATGAGTCGCACAGTAAGTCAATATTTCAATAACATCAATGCCAAAAATGAACAGCGATTGGTTGAAGACTTGATTGTTGAGTCAATTCGGATATGTGGAATGACGGTTTATTACGTTCCCCGCACGTTGGTGGATTTCGATTCCATTTTGGGTGAGGACCCAATGTCCAGCTTCACCAAAGTTTACCCAATCGAGATGTATTTCGATCAGCCTAGTGGCTTTCAGGGTGATCGTGACATTCTTTCCAAATTCGGTTTAGAAATGCGGGATCAAACCAGCTTCATCGTCGCCCGCCGTCGTTTCACGCAGGCAGTTCGATACGACGGATCGAACGCTATACCGCAAACTCAGTTCACAGCCAATACGAACTATGTGAATGAGCAACAGACGCAATACACGGCCAACGAAGTACGCCCACTTGAAGGCGATCTGATTTATTTGCCAGTGACCAATGATATTTTTGAAATCACTTTCGCCGATCATGAAAGCGCTTTTCATCAATTGGGTGCAGTATTCGTGTGGCGAATCTCTGTGAAGAAGTTTGCATACTCCAGCGAAACAATTCAAACTGGTATCCCCCAGATCGACCGGGTTTCTCAGATTTTCGAGAATCAGGACAGTGTTTCGCAAGACACCATTGCAGACAACCCAGAAATAAAGACGGAAGTTATTACCGACATCGATTTCGACGAAACGAATCCGTTTGGCGAACCCGATGGCTATAGTGGCCCAACAAATTTTGAAGAAGGCGACTTTCAAGATGGGAGCTTCCAGTAATGTTATCCAACAGTCCCTTCTATTTCGGAAATACACGCAAGTACATTGCAGCGTTCGGCAGCTTGTTTAACAACATTCATATTGTGCGCACGTCACCCGACTCTGCCACACAGACGCTCAAAGTTCCCGTGACATACGGCCCCAAGGAAAAGTGGCTTTATCGCAAGACTCAAGATCCAATGCCCGGTGTGGACGATCAAGTTGAAATGCTCTTGCCTAGAATGAGTTTTGAGATCATCGCTGTTCAATATGATTCGTCCAGAAAACTCACCAGTCTCGGAAGAACTGTGGCTACCATTTCCGGCAATAATGCAGCGTTGCAAGCGCAGTACAACCCGGTCCCTTACAATTTCATGATTGAACTCAATGTGATGACAAAGACCATTGGAGACAATTATATGATTACGGAACAAATTCTTCCGTTCTTTACCCCTGATTACACCATCACGGTCAACGATTTGCCTGAACTCAATTTGGAAAAGGATATTCC